CTCGATCAAGGCGAACCGCTCGCAGGGCAGGGGGCTCCATCGAAGGTGATGCCGGACCTCAGCGAAGTCTCGTGAGCCATCCGTTGCATCACCCATTCCGTTCCTGACGTCGCTCGCCGACCTGGCGATCAAGAATCCTGCCCAAACCGGCATTCGCTGTTCCCCCATCTCGCGCGACATCCGCAGCGCTCCTGCGCAACTTCAACCCCTGATATCTGAACAGGAATCCCCCCTATGCCCGCAGTCATCGACAAGCCGTCGCAGCTGTTTTTCGCCATTGCCGAGACCCTGCGAGGGGCGGGCCTTGGCCTCAAGGTTGGCAGTCACCAGGACTTCGATGGTCTGCTCGACCAGGCCTGGGTGCTGATGGCGATCGAGCGCGATGCCCCGGGCATGCGCAGTCAGGAAGGGCGTATCGCCCATGTCCTGACGATCTCGCTGCAAGCCGTGGCGGCTGTGGGGGCCGAGCGGTCCGGGTTCGAGGCCTGCGATCTCGCCAGCGCGCTGAAGGACCTGGCCACGGATAACCGCTGGGGATTGCCGGCAGCGCAATGCGACCTGCCGATGAACCTCGAGGGTCTGCCCTCGACCCTGATTCGCGGTGAGCAGCAGCACGCGGCCTGGACGCTGTCGTTTACCCAGGCGCTGTACCTCGGGCAGCCCTTGCTGGACGACCCGACCGGTATACCGAAGTTCGCCCGCACCTGGGAAGTCTCGAACATCGACGACCCCGACCAATACCAAGCACTGGAGGGCTGAGCCATGTTTGACGAGCTGCTGCGCATGCAGCTGGGCCCGATCATCGAGCGCCTGGCCGAAATGGAAACCGAACTCGATGACTTGCACCGACGGGCGGAAAACCACTGCCGTATCGGTGTGTGCCAGGCGGTCGATGCGGCCAGCAACACCTGCCGGGTCAGCCACGGAGAGCTGCTGACCCCGGCGATCCGCTTCTTCAACCCCAGCGCCGGCGCGCAAAGCGAATCGCGCATTCCCTCCGTGGGCGAGCAGTGCCTGCTGTTCAACTACGGTGGCGGCGACGGCGGCGCGCAGTCGGTGGCGCTGTTCGGCCTCAACTGCGACCGCTTTCCACCGGCGTCGACCCTGGCCGCGCTGACCCGCCGCCAATACGCCGATGGCACCCAAAGCAGTTATGACGATGCCGGCCATGTCTTGAGCTGGAGCAATGGCCCGACCACGCTCATCGCCTCCCGCGAGGCGGTCGAGTTGAGCATCGGTCCCGCCCGGCTGGCGATGAGGCCCGAGGCGATCGAGCTGCGGCTGGGCGCGGTCGGCATCTTGCTCGACAGCGCCGGCATCCACTTCAGCGGCCCCTTGGTGGAACACCAGGGCCGCGTTATCAGCCCTTGATTAAGAGGCTTCCCATGATTGGAGTCGATAGAAACACCGGCGCCGCGGTCGATGACTGGCTGCAGTTCGTGCAGCGCGCGACCCGCGCCCTGACCACGCCGCTGGGCACGCGGCAGAAGCGCCCGTTGTACGGCTCGCTGATTCCCGACCTGCTGGGCCAGAACCTCGGCGATGACTTGCTGATCCTCGCCCAGAGCCATGCGGCGCAGGCGTTCTATAACGAGCAGAACGGCATCGGCGATTTCGAGCCGCAGGTCATAGTCGCCAGCCGGCGCGGCGCCGGGTTGCTGTTGCGCTTCGCCGGCACCTGGAAAAACCGCCAACAGACGTTCGAGGTCGTGACATGAGCATGCTGATACCCGGTGAACACCAGTTGGCCGAGCCGGCCATTGTCACCGTCGAAGAATTCGAGCCACTGCTCGCCGAGTTCAAGACCTTCGTCGTCGATTACGTGGCCCAGCGTTCCCCCGCCAATGCGCAGAAACTCCAGGCCAGCCTGGCCAACGAAAGCGAGCTGCTGACCCTGGCGCTGGAAGCCTTCTGCCTGCGCCTGCAAACCCATGAGCGCAAGTACAACGCCCGTATCAAGCAGATGCTGGCCTGGTGGGCCACCGGCAGCAATCTCGATGCACGCCTGGCGGACATGGGCCTGGAGCGGCAGTTGCTCGACCCGGGCGATCCGGCGGCCTTTCCGCCGGTCCCCGCGGTCTATGAAAGCGACCAAGATGCGCGCCTGCGCTACTACCTGGCGCCCCACGCGCCGGCCGCCGGTTCGCGCATGCAGTACCGCCGCGAAGTCTTCACCCTCGGCGAGCGGCCAACGGTGAAGGTGGATTCCACCGAGGCGGGCGTGGTGACCGTCACCTACACCTTCGACCCGGACGGTTTCGCCGCTCAGGTCAAGGATGGCAACGGGCGCCGCACCGCGCCGGGCGAAGTCCAGGTCACGGTGCTCTCGCGGGAAGGCGACGGCACGCCGTCCGAGGACCTGCTCGAAGGCGTACGCCGACACTTTGCCCGACCGGACGTGAAGCCGGAAACGGATCGGGTGACGGTGCAGGCGGCACAGATCAAACCCTACAAGATTCGCGTGGTGGCCAAGATCAACCCGGGCCCCGATTCCGGACTGACCCAGCTCGCTACGCAGCAGCAATTGCAGGCGTACGCCGACAGCTGTCATCGCCTGGAAGGGCGGGTGGATCCGAGCTGGATTGATTACACGCTGCATACGGCAGGAGCGGTACAGCTGGAGATTCTCGAGCCGGTGCAACCGATCGTGACCACGGCTTTCCAGGCGCCGTATTGCACGGAGGTTGAAGTGGAGGTGCGTACTCTATGAGTGACGACACTGTTCGCTTGAGCCTGCTGCCGGCCAACAGCTCAGCGCTGGAAAAGGCCCTCGATCTCGGTTTCGCCCGCTTGCTCGAACGTGTGGACCCGCCTTTTCCCGAACTGATGAGTCCTGCCCGGACCCCTGCGGACTTCTTGCCTTATCTGGCGGCAGATCGCGGGGTCAGCGAATGGGACGCGGGAGCCAGTGAGGCCGAAAAGCGCCTCACCGTTTCGCTGTCCTGGCAGATCCAGCGGCAGGCCGGGACTAACAAGGCATTGAGCCACGCCGTCGAGTCCCTGGGCTTCATGCCCAACATCGCGGCCTGGTACGAGCAGCGACCGCAGGGGCATCCCTATACCTTCGATGTGCAGGCAATCATTGTCCGCGACTGGTCCAGCGGTGATCACAATCGCTTGATACGCCGCATCAACGCCGCCAAGAGCGAGCGCGACGAAGGCACCATCACCATCGTTCATCAAACCACAGGCGGGGTACGGCTGACGGCGGGGGCCGATCCCGGTTTGAGCATCGGCGACGACAGCCAGCCAGGGGCCTTGCCCGAAGTGAAGCTACGCGGCTCGCTGACCATGAGCGGCGGCATGGATACAGCGCTGAGCGATGGCGAACTCTGTCTTGATGGAGTGCTGCCTGAATTCGAGCTCAGCGCTCGCCTTAACAGTGCCGGGGTCCCCCAGCACTACACCATTAACGACTACGACCTCAGGGCGCAGCTATGACAGACGACATTACGCGCTTGGTTCGCTTCACTTCCGCCGGTCTGGATGAAGTGTTGACGGCAAAGAACCAAGGCTTGAAAGGTGAGATCACCCACATCGGCGCCGGTACCGGCCGCTACAACCCGGACGGCACGGAAACAGCCCTGCGCGACGAGCGCCAGCGAGTGGCGATCGTGGACTACGAGGACCTGGGCGACCGGCAACTCAGAATGGCCGCGTTGTTTGATGGCGAGGATGAGTATGAAATTGGCGAGTTCGGCTTTTATCTCGCGAGTGGGACCTTGTTGGCGGTGTATTCCATTGCCGGAAAGTTACTAACTTACAAAGCAGCGGCGGCGCGGGTGCTGCAGAAGTTCACGTTGGATATTTCGCCATTGCCGGCGGATAGCGTGACGATTGTTGTAGGTAATGAAAACCTCAACGTATTGTTGGCTGAAGAAGTCGCCCTCTTGGCGGCGGCCTCCATTGACAATATGTCCCGTCATGTTGACTTGATGTGGCGCGTGAGGTCGCTGGAAGCCAAATAGCGATGACATGTTTATTTGGCGTGTGTTTTTCATAAGTGCGCGGCGTGCTTTTACGTGAGCGTTTTTAATATAAATTTTGGTCTGTGGGGCATATATGGGAATTGAGACGACCATTACGAAAGTAGTGGATGCATGCAACAAACTGACAGATACGGTTACCAATCAAATCGGTAAGATCGATGCACGAGTGGATACCGCATTCAATCAGTTCACCAGCTGGCGTAATAGTGTCCAGGCAAAGGATATCAATGGTCGGGCGTCTTATACGCAAGTGATTGACCTGACAGGGCTGTCGACAAATATTTTTTATCCTGTCTGGTGGCGTATGCCGGGCAACGAGGAGGGGATATCTGAAATTGTGATTTCTCGGAACTTCAGTCGAGACACCGAGAAAAACCCGTTTAATAACAACTTCGAACCTCATGTGGCGGGTTTGAATCTGCAAATGGAAGGGTGTGGAATCCCTTGGAATGGTGATGCAAACTTTTTGACCATGAAGCGCATCTCGCAAACTTATCGAGAAACTGTTCGCCGCGTGGAGTTTGGCATGCTGAGTATTGCCAGGCCTGTTACCGGGGTTAAGCCTATGTGGAACGGCACTGTTTCCGGGGCCTTGACCAATTCTCCACAGGAGTCCGGATGCTATTTGCGCGGGGGACTTTCTTATGCCGTGACCAAGAGTTTTGCAAATCCCGTGAGCTATAGCCGTGTTGAAACTGAAGTGAAGATCAGTGAGTCGGTCATGCCAGAGTATGAAATTTCCTGGTATGTAAAGCCGTACGCAATCAGTGCTAAAGAGCTGAATGAGACTTACCCGGAAAACAGAATGGCTTACACCATTGACAACGATAAACGCTACGCAGCCAAGAGCGCTTAAATATGACTGGTTATATCAATAAGCTCGTAACCGCTTCGGGTGAAACCCTGATCAATGTGCCGGCAGACCGGCCCACACTGGTCGCGCTTGGATTCAGTGAGCTGCGTGCCGACGAGATCTGCCTGGAGGCGGAGCGCGCAACAATCCTGGAAAACGTGATTACGGCCCGACGAGCTCTCTATACCACTGAAGCGGATCCCCTATTCCTCGAGTGGCAATACGACGAGACCCCTGAAAAGGAAAAAGCCTGGCGCGACAAGGTTGCTCAAATCAAGGCGCTCTATCCGCTGCCTGATCGTACTTAACCTCGCACCGCGCAAGCGTTTTTTTATCCTGCGAAAGCCCCTTCAATGGGGCTTCTGTATTTTTGCGTCTGGAGAAACTCATACATGTCCATCCGCCAAACCTACACCGTCCTCGTGCCATTCCCCACCGGTGGCGGCCACTGGTCGAAGGTCGACCAACAGCTCGATCTGCTCGACGTCGAGGCCAGTGCCTTGCGTGCCGCCGGTCGCCTGGAACTGACCAGCGTCCTCGCGGCGCGCCAATCGGCCGAAGCGGCCACCCTATCCACCGCGGCCAAAAAGGCCGCTGCCAAGAAGGCTGAATAACCATGGCTGAGGTCCTGAACTTCGAGCACAACGGCATTACCGTCAATGCCACCGAATCCCCCGAGGCCATGGGTGGCCTGGGTGACAACGTCATCGGTCTGGTCGGCACCGCGCCGAAGGCCGACCCGCTGATTCCGCGCAATGCGCCGTTTCGCATCAACAGCTTCACCACCCAGGCCCTGCTGGACCCGACCGGTGCTGAGTCGGGCACCCTGTTCCAGGCGGTGTACCAGATCCTCAAAGTGGTCAAGGTCCCGGTCTATGTGGTGATCGTCGAAGAGGGCGCGACCCCGGCCGACACCGTCAACAACGTGATCGGCGGCGTCGATGCCACCACCGGCCGCAAGCTCGGCCTGGCTGCCCTGGGCAGTGTCCCGGAAGACCTGACCATCATCGGCGCGCCGGGCTTTACCGGCACCAAGGCGGTGGCCGGTGAGTTTGCTGCCTTCGGCAAGCGCATCAAGGCCCGTGTGGTGCTCGACGGCAAGGACGCCTCGGTCGCCGACCAGGTGACCTACAGCAAGGAGCTGGGCGGCGCGGACCTGGGTTTCGATCGCTGCCTGGTGGTGCACAACATGCCAGCCGTGTACTCCAAGGCGGCGAAGAAAAACGTGTTCCTGGCGCCGTCGAGCCTGGCCATCGCCGCGCTGGCCAAGGTCAAGCAGTGGGAGAGCCCGGGCAACCAGGTGACCTTCGCCGAAGACGTCTCGCGGACCGTGGAATACAACATCCTCGACACCTCGACCGAGGGCGACCTGCTCAACCGCTACGGCGTCAGCTACTACGCCCGCACCGTGCTCGGCGGCTTCTCGCTGCTGGGTAACCGCTCCATCACCGGCAAGTTCATCAGCTATGTCGGCCTGGAAGACGCCATCAGCCGCAAGCTGGTCAAGGCCGGGCAGAAAGCCATGGCCAAGAACCTGACCAAGTCCTTCATGGATCAGGAGGTCAAGCGCATCAACGACTGGCTGCAGACCCTGGTCGCCGACGAAACCATCCCGGGCGGCAGCGTGTACCTGCACCCCGAGCTGAACAGCGTCGAGAAGTACAAGAACGGTACCTGGTACGTGGTCATCGACTACGGCCGCTACGCGCCGAACGAGCACATGGTGTATCAGCTCAACGCCCGCGATGAAATCATCGAGCAGTTCCTGGAGGATGTTCTCTAATGTTTACCAACCGCGTAAGACAGGCCATCGCGGCCACCCTGCAAGGCCTGCCGTTGTCGGCGACCGTGGAAGAGTTCACCCCGCCGAAGATCGAGTTCGACATGGAAGAGATGCGCGGCGGGCGCTTTATCGGCGAAGAAATGGCCAAGGGCGGCAAGGTGCTCAACGCCAAGCTGACCCTCCAGGGCGTAGGCCCGGAAATCATGCTCGCCCTCGGCGTGAGCGTGGGCGACGACGTTCTGTTGAATGTGCGTGAAGCCGGCCAGGACCAGGACGGCAATACTTACTTCACCTACCACACGGTCGGCGGCAAGTTGAAGTCCCTGGAAGAGACGCAACTGAAAATGGGTGAAAAGCCCAAGACCAATCTGGAACTCAGTTGCCGTACCTACAACCGCCTGGAAAACGGCGTGCCGGTGATCGACATCGACGTGCGTACCCAGAAGTTCATGCTCAATGGTGTCGACATCCTCGGTGATGCGCGCCGCGCTGTGTTGATGCCGTAACCCGCGACACTTCCCCTCTGTAGGCGCGAGCCGGCTCGCGATGACGGCCTGACAGCCCGCATCGCAAGCGCTGTTCATCTCCTGTCGCGAGCCCGCTCGCTCCTACCTTTTACATAGGAATTCATTCATGTCCTGGACGCCTCCGATCCATGTCCTGCTGTGCCCGATCACCGCCGACGATGAGTCGCAGATCGCGCAGATTCAGCTCAAGCCATTGTTCTACGCCGCGCAGAAAGAAGCGCTGGCCCGCGCTGGCGACGATGAGGACGATCAGTTCTTCGAGCTGGCCAAGCTGGCCACCGGCCTGTCGGTGAAAGAGCTGGATCAGCTCAAGCGACCGGATTACGTGAGCATTGCGCAGTACGTTCACGAGATGTCGACCCGTCCGACCGCCCACTTCCTCAAACAGGCCGAGGGCGAGATCAACGAGGACAACCCGGATCAGGTGCAACTGCTGTTGCCGCTGGCCGTGGCAGGCCAGGACGTGACCTCGCTGACCCTGGAAATGCCGGCGCTGCGGGCGACCAAAGCGATGAAAAAACTCAAGACGGCCAAGGAACGCGCCGAGTTCATCACCGCCCACTGCACCGGCCTGATGATTCCCGATCTTGCCCAGCTGACGGTGCCCGACTGGACCCAGCTGCAGGTACGCATCGACGATTTTTTAAACAAACCGGCGGCCTTCTTTCGGAGCGCGACATCGAAGTGATACTCGATGTGGTGCCGCTCATTTACTCGGTGAGTGAAGCGGAAATCCTGGAGTGGGACGCCGGCAAGGCATTGCGCCGCTACGACATCGCGATCACTCGCCTTGGCGTGAAACAGGAGTAGAGCGGGATGGCGGACGATAAGTTTTCGCTCAAGTACACCGCCGTCAAGGAAGGCTGGTTGACGTTCGGTGACATCAGGTCGGTCGACCTGAACACGCCCGTCGCGAGCATTGCGCCGTCGGGTGGATTGACAGCCCAGCCCAAGGATCGGCTACCCGGTCTTGACCGGGCACTGGATACCCTCAGCGCCGATATCGGGTTGCTGGTGACTAGCCTCGACGCCCTGAACCTGACGCTGTCGTCGCAACGTCTGCGGCAGGTGGTTACGGTTAGCCAGGCCGCCGGCACCAAGGGCGAGCAAAAAAGTACGGGCAAGGCAGGCGGCGGCATCGAGCCGCCGGACCTGCTCAAGCCTGCGATCAGCATGGACTCGGCGATGGCCGACCTGGGGCGCCTGGTCGATTTCCAGGGGCGCGATCGCGAAACAATGGCCGTGGAAAACCAGCGGATGGCTGCGCTTCCACAGATTGCCGCCGGGGGAACCAAGGCGGTCGATCTGGTAAGGATCGAATACACGGCGGCCAAGGCGGGGATCGGTAGCGATCAAGGCTCGGGCGAAGCCAGGCAAAAGGCGTTGCTGGCCTTTGCCGATGCTGCCGCAATCACCGCGACGGCATTCAAGATGTCGGGCACGGATGCCGGGGAGATGATGGCCGGCTGGCGCACATCGATGAAGCTCAACGCCAACCAGGCCATGGATCTGGCGGATGCGACCAATCACCTGGGTAAAGCCCCCGGTGACGCCGAGGCGGCTGATATCGGAGCCATCCTCCAGCGTCATGGTAGTGCGGCGACCTCGGTTGGCCTGGCGCCGGTGCAGGCCGCGGCGCTCACGGCGGCATTGCTCAACAGCGATACGTCCAAGGCCGATGCCGGCGGTGTGCTCAAGAATATCGTCACGACCCTGGGTAAGGGCGATCAGGCAACGGCGACTCAGCAAGCGGCCTGGAAGGCGCTGGGACTGGACCCGGCGAAAGTGGCCGGGGGCTTGCGCGAGGATGCCGGGGGAACTGTGGCATCTGTGCTGCAGGCTCTGAACAGGCAGCCCGCCGAGAAGCGTTCGTCGCTGGCCACTGCATTGTTTGCCGAGGGCGATCAGGCGGTGCTGCGTCTGGCGCAGAATCTCGATGACGTTAAGCAGACCTTCTCCCGGGTAGCCGGCTCGGATCCAGATGTTCCCTCTGAGTCGAATTACCACGGCTCGGCACGGGAGTCGGCGCTGGCGCAGTCAAAGACCCAGAAAACCACCTGGGACACCTTCGAGGCACGCACCGAACGGCTTTCCACTGCCGCGGGCAACGCGTTGGCACCGGTAGTCGACAGTACGCTTACTCCTCTTGGCGAGTTGGTGGATGGCCTCAGCGAACTGGCCGAAACCTTTCCCAAGGTTACGGCCGGCCTCGTGCTGCTCGGCGCGGCGCTGAGGTTGTTGGTCAGCAAGCAGGGCAAGGCAGTGGTAGACGAGGTGTTCAACCGCGGCGCCAAACGCATCCTTGATGGCGCAAGTGCTCGCCGGCCCGGCGCTCCAGGTCCTTCGAGTGGTCCTAGTGCTCCGAGTACCCCGAGCGGTCCGAGCATAGATGTTCCACAGGAACAAGGTTCCAAAGGCAAGGCCGTAAAGAGGGCCGCCAAAAAGTCTGCTCAGAAAGGGCTGAAAGCCACGGCGGCTGTTCCAGGTGCAGGTTCGTCCTTGGCTTTCGGTCTGTCCGGGTCGCAGGCCTCGGTTCGTTCCCTGAGCCGCAGGGCTCCAGGGCCGGCGAAGTACCTCGGCGCCGCGGTGGATGTCGCCGAAGGCCTGGTGACCGGCGATACCCAGATGCTCGCTTCTGGCCTGGGAACCGCCGGTGGCGGCTGGGCGGGGGCTTCCGCAGGGGCTGCCCTCGGCGGGGCGATCGGCAGTGTCGTTCCCATCATCGGAACGGCTCTCGGTGCGGCCGTCGGTGGACTGTTCGGCGGCTATTATGGCGGTGACTACGGCGCCAGCCTGGGCGATAAACTCGGCGCCCTGGTCGATCGCCTCAGCTCGCCGGAGCAGGTCAAGAACGACCTGGTGGGCGGCCAGCCGGAGAACCCGGCGGGTGCCGGTCAGGCAGTCAGCCCGCCGATCACCTTCGCTCCGGTCATTCAGATCAGCGGGCCCGATCAAGCCAGCTCCCAGCATATTGCCGACCTCGTGCTGCAACAGCTCAGGGCGCAGTTCATACCCTTGATGATGACCGACCCACTCGCGGTAAGACGCGGTGCCGCCCTGAGCGATGGAGGTGTTTGATGCGACAGCAAATGGTGCTGGGCAGTTTTATTTTCGGCCAGTCGCGGGGGTTCGCTTACAGCTCCCTGGTGCGCAAGTCGGGTGGTGGTTGGGTGAGCCTGGAGATTCTCACCAGCAAGCCTAAATCCAGCCAGACCGGTCAGGGCCTGCAAGGGCTGACAATCAGTGGCAAGTCCATGCGTGCGATCGCCATGACGCGGCTCGATGAATTGCGTGCCTTGCAGGCGTTGCGGGTGCCGCTGCCGCTGGTCGATGGCATCGGCCGCAACTGGGGCCTGTGGCGAATCGACAGTGTGTCCGAGAGCCAAAGCTACGTGATCGATGACGGCACGGCGATGGTCAACGACTGGGTCATAGAACTGACGGAGTTCATCAATGCGTAAGGTCAGAAGCATTGCCGGCGATTCGGTGAACCTGTTGCTCTACCGTGAGTTCGGACGCAGCGATGATGCCGCCGAGGAAGCACTCTGGCGTCTCAACCCAGGGCTGGCCGAGCATGGGCCGGTGTTGCCAGCGGGGCTCTGGGTGAAACTACCCGAGCTGGAAACCCGGCCGGTACTCGCTACGCCAGTATCGGCCTGGGATTAAGGAGGCGACATGGCACTTGGATTTACGCCGTCGGTAGAGATCTACGGCGCCAACGCGGCGCTGCTCAATGAGCGTCTGGTGCAATGGCAGCACATCGACGCGGCCGGGATCGAATCCGATCAACTGACCCTGACCCTCGATACCGAAGGGCTCGACGGGTTGCCCAGCCTGGGCGGCCGCATCGGCTTGCGGGTCGGTTACCTGGAGTCGGGCATGGTGGACAAGGGGCAATTCATCATTGCCCGGCGCACACCCTTCCTGTACCCCATGCGCCTGGTGCTGGTGGCCACCGCCGCGCCGTTCAAGGAGAGCGACGAGACGGGTTTCAGGCGCCGCCGATCCGCCAGCTACGGGCCGATCACCCTCGGCGCGCTGTTTCGTCAACTGGTCACCCGCCACGGGTTTTCGCCGCGGGTAGCGCCGGAGCTCGATGGGGTACAGATCGCTCATGTCGATCAGTCCAACGAAACCGACATGAGTTTTCTGACGCGCCTGGCCAGGGAGTACGGCGCGGTGACCAAACCGGTGAACGGCCTGTATGTGCTGGCTCGCAGCGGTCAGGTCAAGTCCCTGTCGGGACAAACGCTGCCGGATGTGCGCTTGTCGGTGACCCGGGATAACCGCCCGGGGGATTCGGCCTTCATCTCGGCCAAGGTCGATGAGGAAAGCCGCTCGAAATTCCAGGGTTGCCAAAGCACCTGGTGGGACAGCGCCGCCGCCAAGGAGCGAGTGGTGCAGGTCGGTACCGCACCCTTCAACAAGTTGGGCCAGCGTCGGGCCAGCGAGCAGGAAGCCCTGGCCGCGGCCGTCAGCGAGATGCGCAGGCAGGAGCGTGAAGCGCGCAATATCCAGATCGAATGTCCTGGCAACCCGGCGTTGTCGGCCGAGGGGCTGGTCCTGCTCGACGACACCTGGCCCGGCTTCATGCGGGGACGCTGGTCGATCAAGAAGGTGACCTCCAGCGGCTCCCGCACCCAGGGCTATCGCTGCACCCTCTCGGCCAAATGCCTGGAGCCCCAGCCGGACTGAGTTTGCCCGGCTCAACGGCGGCCTGATCTCTCTGGCCGTCCGCAACCTTCTCCTCTGTCAGCCCCTGATAAAGCTCAAGCGTATGTGGGGGAGGGGAGCGTTCGCCCTTTGTGCATCCGCCAAGGGCTGCCGGGTAGCCCCCAGGTTTTCTTATCTCATTCGATTCTGGAGCTTCTTGATGAAGATCACTCCGATCCTCACGCAACTGCGCGATCACTGCCCCGGCCTGGCCAATCAGGTGGCCGTCGGCGTCGATCTCGCGCTGCTGCAAAGCAATACCGCGTTGCCCACCCCCAGTGCCCATGTGACGCCGATCGCCGATCTGGCCAGCCCGAGCACCGGGCAGAACGTTACCCGCCAGGCCATCCGCGACCGCTTGGTGATCACCCTGGTGCTGGACGCCAGCGACGGCCGGCAGGCCCTGGAGCAACTCGAAAGCCTGCGTGCCGAGTTGTGGCGGGCGCTGGTGGGGTTCAAGCCGGGCGCGGACTACAACCCGATCGAATACGACGGCGGCGAGCTGGTTTCGCTCAGCGCCACGCGGTTGTTCTATCAGCTGCGCTTTTTCGCCGAGTTCCAGCTGGGACGCAACCTGGCCAGCCAGCCGGCGGAAACCTGGCGCGAGCGTGAACTGGACGGCCTGCCGTCCTTTACCGGGGTCACGGTGCGGGTCGATGCCATCGATCCGGCGGACCCCAACCTGCAACACCCGGGGCCCGACGGGCGCCTGGAACTGACCTTTTCTGGAGACGTAACGCAATGAGCAAACGCATCACTGTGCTGCCGGCCGCGGGCCGCGCCGTGCCGGACCCCGAAGCCGGCGACCTGCTGCCGCTGGAAGGCCGTGAAGTCGACGACAACGCCTGGTGGCGCCGGCGTCTGGCCGATGGCGATATCACCCTCAAGGCCGCGAAGGCGGCCAAACCACAAGGAGCCAAATAATGGCGATCGGATTCAGCAATATTCCGGCGGACATTCGTGTGCCGCTGTTCTACGCCGAGATGGACAATTCGGCGGCCAATAGCGCTTCTTCGGCGATGCGCCGACTGATCGTGGCCCAGGTCAACGACAACGTCGCGCCGGTCGAAACCGGCAAGCTGGTGCTGGTGTCCAGCGTCGCGCTGGCCAAGAGCATCGGCGGTCAGGGCTCGATGCTCGCCTCCATGTACGAGACCTGGCGCAAGACCGATCCGATTGGTGAAATCTGGTGCCTGCCGCTGCACAACGTCGAAGGCAGCGTGGCCAAGGCCGAGCTGAAGTTCACCGGCACCGCCAGCGCCAGCGGCGTGCTCAACCTGTATGTCGGTGGTGTGCGGGTTCAGGCCGCCATCGTCAATGCCGCCACCGCGGCTCAGGCCGCCAGCGCGCTGGCGCTGAAAATCAATGCCGCCGCCGACCTGCCGGTGAGCGCCGAGGCGGTCGAAGGCACCCTGACCCTGACCGCCAAATGGACCGGCGACAGTGCTAACGACATCAGCCTGCAGCTCAACCGCCTGGGCAAGAGCAATGGCGAAGAAACCCCGGCCGGCTTGAGCGTGACGGTCGGCAAAATGGCCGGCGGCGCCGGCGTGCCGGATCAGGTTGCCGCACTGGCGGCCCTGGGCGATGAACCTTTCGAGTTCATCTGCATGCCGTGGACCGACACCGCGACCCTCAACGCCTGGCAAGCCGTCATGGATGACAGCACCGGTCGCTGGTCCTGGGCCAAGCAACTGTTCGGTCACGTCTACAGCGCCAAGCGCGGCACCGTCGGCACCCTGGTGGCGGCAGGGCAAGCACGCAATGACCAGCACATCACCATCCAGGCCCTGGAGCCGGGCGTACCGCAGCCGTTCTGGGTGCAGGCCGCGGCACTGGCCGCGCGCACTTCGGTGTTCATCTCCGCCGATGCCAGCCGTCCGACCCAGAGCGGCAGCCTGCCGGGTGTCGATCCGGCGCCGGCCAGCGAGCGTTTCACCCTGACCGAGCGTCAATCGCTGCTCAGCTACGGCATCGCCACCGCCTACTACGAAGGCGGCTATGTGCGCATCCAGCGTTCGATCACCACCTACCAGAAGAACGCCTACGGCCAGGCCGACAACTCCTACCTGGACAGCGAAACCATGCACCAGTCGGCCTTTATCGTGCGCCGCCTGCAAAGCGTGATCACCAGCAAGTACGGGCGCCACAAACTGGCCGCCGACGGTACCCGCTTCGGTGCCGGCCAGCCGATCGTCACCCCGAGCACCATTCGCGGCGAGCTGATCGCCCAGTACGCCAAGCTCGAACTGGAAGGTCACGTGGAGAACGCCGAGCTGTTCGCCGAGCACCTGATCGTCGAGCGCGACAGCCAGGACCCGAGCCGGGTCAACGTGCTGTTCCCGCCGGACTACATCAACGGCCTGCGTGTGTTCGCGCTGCTCAACCAATTCCGTCTGCAGTACGACGCGGCGGCCTAAGCCGAGCCTCTTTCACTGCGCTTTTCCAGCCCGCCTGGTGCGGGCTCATTTTTTGGGAGAAACACCATGGGTCAACTGATTGCGGGCACCTGCTACGTCAAAGTGGACGGCGCTCAACTGACCATCAACGGCGGCTGCGAAGCACCGCTGATGTCCGTGAAACGGGAAACCATCGTGCCGGGTTTCTACAAGGAAACCGACATTGCCCCGTCCTTCAAGGTCACGGCGCTGCACACCCCGGACTTCCCGCTCAAGCAGCTGGTGGCCGGTTCCGACATGACCGTCACCTGCGAGTTCAGCAACGGCAAGGTCTACGTCCTGGCCGGCGCCTACCTGGTGGAAGAGCCGGTTTCCAAGGGTGACGACGCGAGCATCGAACTGAAGTTCGAAGGCATCAAGGGGACCTGGCAATGAGCGATAGCGTAAAGCTGCGTGTGGCCATCGAAGCCCACGGCGAACCGCTGACCGAACTGACCCTGCGCCGCCCGACGGTGCAGGAGGTGCGGGCGATCAAGGCGCTGCCGTACAAGATCGACAAGAGCGAAGAAGTCAGCCTCGACATGGATGTCGCGGCCAAGTACATCGCGGTCTGTGCCGGCATCCCTCCGTCCTCGGTCAACCAGCTCGACCTGGCCGACCTCAACGCCCTGAGCTGGGCGGTCGCGAGTTTTTTCATGAGTGCGGCATCGGAGCCATCAGCGACCTGATCGCGGTTGCCTATGACCTGGCCTGGTTCTGGAAGGTTGACCCCGAACAGATGATGGCCAGGCCACTGGATGTGCTCCGGGAGTCCCTGGAGCACGCGCAACGGATCAATGCGATGCAGCAGGTGCAGTGATGGTGAACATCAATCAAAGCTTGAATCAGACGAGCATCAAACAGCGCCTGAGCGTGACCAACGTGCAGACCACGGTGAACATGCTGGTGGTCATGCAAGGCATGCAGAAACTGGACGCCGAGCTGGGCGAGGTGCGTTCGAAAGTCAGCCGCTTCAAGAAAAGCATCGAAGACAGCGGCCTGGGCGGGCTGGATTTTTCCGGCCTGATCAAGGGCGGTGGCCTGGCCGCGCCTTTCGTGGCGGGGGTCAACTCCGCCATCGAATTCGAGAACCAGGCGGCGCGGGCCAAGCTGGTGGCGCAGGGCATCGAACCGCCCAAGGATGTGCTGGGCGAGACGGGCACTAACCTGAAGGCATTCAGCGACAGCGTCGACGACATCTCGCAAAAGTTCGGCAGCGCGCTGCTGCCGGCGGTCAACTCGGTAGTGACCACCGTGCAACCGCTGCTGGGCTTTGTGGCCAAGGTCATTGAAAGCAACCCGCAGCTGGTCCAGGGCCTCGCCGCCGGCGCCTTGGCCTTCACCGCGATCCGCGGCGCGATGACCCTGGCCTCGTCCGCCGTGACCCTGTTCAGCAGCGGCCTGCTGGCCTCGCCCATCGGCCTGATCGCCCTGGGGATCGCGGTAGCGGCGGGCCTGATCGTGGCCAACTGGGAGCCGCTGTCGGCGTTTTTTGTCACCCTCTGGGCAAGCATCAAGGACGCCGCCGCGCAACTGATGGCGGGGTTGAAGACGGTCTTCGGCTGGACCCCGCTGGGGATGGTGATCTCCAATTGGGGAGCGATCACCGGCTTTTTTGCCGGCCTCTGGGAGCAGCTCAAGACGATGGCCGCGTCCGTGATCGACTTCTTCAAGCAGGTGTTTTCCTGGACGCCGCTGGGGCTGGTGATTGAAAACTGGACGCCCCTGAGCGGCCTGTTTTCTGCGCTGTGGGAGTTGCTCAAGGCGCTGTCCGTTCCGGCGATGGACTTCCTCAAAGGCCTGTTCGCCTGGACGCCATTGGGGATGGTGATCAACAACTGGGGCGCGATCAGCGGTTTCTTCGCCTCGCTCTGGGCCGGCCTGCAAGGTCCGGCGCAGCGGGTCAAGGCCTTCTTCATCGGGCTGTTCGACAGCTCTCCGCTGGGGATGGTGATCAACAACTGGGGCGCGATCAGCGCTTACTTCGCTTCGCTCTGGGCCGGTCTGCAAGGTCCGGCGCAACAGGTGAAGGACTTCTTCGTCATGTTGTTCGATACCTCGCCACTGGGGATGGTGATCAATAACTGGGGCACGATCGGCACCTACTTCGACGCCATCTGGGCAACCCTGAAAAGCGCGGCGCAGGTCATCAAGGACTTTTTTGTCACCCTGTTCGAGTGGTCGCCCGTGGGGCAGATCATTGCCAACTGGCAGCCCATCAGCGATGTGTTCGCGGCCCTCTGGGAGGTGTTGAAAGCCCTGGCGGCGCCGGCCATCGAGTTTATGCGCGGTATGTTCGAGTGGTCGCCCCTGGGGCAGATCATCAAGAACTGGGAGCCGATCACCGAATGGTTCAGCGGCCTGTGGCAACGGCTGCAGGCGGTGATCGCACCGATCAGGGAACTGTTCGACGGTGGTTTCGCCGGTTTTGTCGCCCGCGTCACCGGCAAGGTGGAAAACCTCACCGAGGCGCAGCGGCAAACCAATGCCGAAGGCAAAGGCGCGCTGGCGCCGGCGTTCTTCGGTGGTGGCCAGCCGGCACCGGGTTCTTCGGCGCTTTCCGCCGGCCTGCCGCAAAGCTCCACCTCGCTGTTGCAGCAGAGCGCGGCCAACAACCGCACGCAATTGCAGGGCGGGCTGACGGTGAGCTTCGAAAATGCCCCGGCGGGCCTGCGTACCAGCGCGCCGCAAATCAACCAACCCGGCGTGGCGCTGTCGTCGCGTGTCGGCTACCGCTCACTTTCGCTAGGAGGTTCCAATGAGCTGGCGTGATCGTTTGTTGCCGGCGTCGTTTCGTGGCGTCGGGTTCTGGGTCGACCAGGCGAAAACCCCGGTCGGCCACAAGGGCCAGTTGCACGAGTACCCGCAGCGTGACCTGCCGTTCTACGAGAGCCTGGGGCGGCAGGCGCGGACCCACGACCTGACGGCGTTCATCGTCGGCGCCGATTGCCTGGAGCAGCGCGACAAGCTGCTCCAGGCGCTGGAGCAGGGCAGCGGTGAACTGGTGCACCCGTGGTTGGGGCGCCTGCAGGTCAAGGTCGGCGAATGCGAGATGACCCAGAGCCGCCAGGACGGCGGCCTGGTGACCTTCACCCTGAAGTTCTACCCCGACCAGCCGTTGCAGTTCCCCAGCGCCACGGTCAACACCCGCCAGCTGTTGCTGGTGTCGGCCGACAGCCTTATCGGCTCGGCGGTGCGCCGCTTCGAGGAGGCCATGACCCTGGTCAAGGCCGCGCGCATCGGCATCGCCGACCTGCGCAACAGCCTCAAGGAGGTCTACCAGACCATCGAGCAGGAGCTCAAGCCGCTGATCGACACCTACCGCGATCTCAACCTGCTGGTGCGGGCGATCAAGGACCTGCCCAAGGAAGTGAGCGCCGAGTTCAAGGGCTTGCTGGGGGACATCAAGGACCTCAAGGACTATGCGCGCAACGGTTACCGCGGCGTGCTGGCCAATGTCTCGCAGCAGGTCGAGGCGGTGAAGAAGATCGACACGCCGAAACTCACCACTGGCAAGGACACCACCGCCGCGGCGCAAGCCATGGCCGACCTGGTGCAGGACGCCGTGCTGGTGCGGATTGCCCAGGCCGTGGCCTCGCTGCCGGTGGCGACCCCGGCGGTCAAGCTGAGCGGCACGCCGTCGCTGGCCAAGCAGGCGATCCAGCCGGTGACCCGCGCGGAAGTGCCGGTGGCCGACGAGGTTCTGGCGCTGCGCAACGCGATCAACGAGGCGATCTGGCAGGCCGCGGAAAAAGCCGACGCCCTGCACTACGAGGTGCTCAACGGCCTGCGCCAGCTGGTCTACGGCCACCTCACCGCAGTGGCCTCGTCCGGCGTGCGGCTGGTGGTCAAGAACCCGATGCAGAGCCTGCCGACAGTGGTGCTTGCCTATCGGCTGTTTGGCGATGCCACCCGGGCGGCCGAAGTGCAGCAGCGCAACGGCGTGGCCCATCCCGGCTTCCTGCCGCCGACCAACGTCAAAGTGGCGGGGGAGTGAGCCATGGGCAACTTCGATAACCGGGTGCTGTTGACGGTGGACGGCCAGGATTACGGCGGCTGGAAAAACGTGGAAATCAGCGCCGACCTGGAGCGGCAGTTTCGCACCTTCAAGCTCGACGTGACCTGGCAATGGCCGGGGCAGACCCTGGACCAGCGTATCCGTCCCGGCGCCAAGTGCCAGGTGCGCATCGGCGCCGACCTGTTGCTCAGCGGCCATGTGTTCAAGGCGCCGATCAGCTATGACGGTCGGCAGATCGGCTTGAGCATCGAGGGCAGTTCCCTGACCCAGGACCTGGTGGATTGCGCGGCGATCAACCAGCCCGGCCAATGGCGCGAGCAGAGCCTGCTGAAAATCGTCCAGGCCCTGGCCGCGTCCTACGGCGTCGGGGTGGTCAGCGAGATCGCGGAAACCACGCGGTTGAGCAGCCACAGCATCGTGCCCGGGGAAACCGTGTTCCAGTCCATCGACCGCCTGCTGACGTTGTTCCGGGTGTTCTCCACCGACGACGCCGAAGGCCGGGTGCTGTTGGCCCGGCCGGGCAGCGGCGGGCGCGCGGTGGATGTGCTGGAGCTGGGCAAGAACATCCTCTCGGCCAGCGCGCCGATGGACTTCAGTCAGGTGTTTTCCGAGTACCGGGTGATCGGCCAGCATAAGGGCAACGACCAGAAAAGCGGCGCCGCGGTCAGCGAAGTGTCGGGCGTGGCCAGCGACGGCACGGCCAAGCGCAAGCGGGTCACGGTGATCAACGAACCAGCCCAGCTGACCCAGGAGCTGGCCCAGCAAAGGGCCGACTGGGAAAGCGCCATTCGCACCGGCAAGGCCCTGACCAGCACCTACAAGGTGCAGGGCTGGCGCCAGAGCAACGGCGAGCTGTGGCGCCACAACACCCTGGTGCGGGTGATCGATCCGGTGCTGGGTTTCGACCAGGACCTGCTGATTTCCAAGGTCACCTACTCGCTCTCCGAGCAGGGCTCGATCACCACCCTGCAGGTGGCGCCGCCCCATACCTTCGACGCCAGTCCGGTGCCGCCGAAAGCCTAAAACCCCCCGGTAGTGTAGGAGCGAGCTTGCTCGCGATGGGGGCGACACGGTGTGCCTGTAAGGCCGCTATCGCGAGCAAGCTCGCTCCTGCACAGGGGCAAGGAAAAAACCATGAGCCTACTGACACGCCTGTTGGCGCGCGGCACCGTCGTGCTCGCCAACTCGGCCAACAAACTGCAATCGCTGCAAATGCGCCTGACCGCCGGCGAAGTGAACGACGACATGGAGCACTTCGAACCCTACGGCTTCACCAGCAACCCGCTGGCCGGCGCCGAAGGCATCGCCACCTTTCTCGGCGGCGACCGCTCCCATGCCATCGTGCTGGTGGTCGCCGACCGCCGTTTTCGCCTCAAGGCCCTGGCCCCCGGCGAAGTGGCGATCTACACCGACGAAGGCGACAAGATTCATTTCAAGCGTGGGCGGATCATCGACATCGAGACCGCCACCCTCAATATCCGCGCCAGCAGCGCGGTGCATATCGACACCCCGACCCTGACCCAGACCGGCAAGATCGTCTCTCAGGGCGACCAGGTTGCTGGCGGCATCAGCCAGATCCAGCATGTGCATGGCGGCGTGCAGTCGGGTAGCGGGCAGACCGGCGCGCCGGCGGGAGGCCAATGATGTTTATCAGCCAAGACCTGCACCGCGCACTGACCCGTGCCGTGCTGATCAGCCTGTTCACCTGGCGTCGCGCGGCGGACGACGACCCGCTGGATGACGAGGAGCGCTTCGGCTGGTGGGGCGACAGCTTTCCCACCGTGGCCGACGACCGCATCGGCTCGCGGCTGTGGCTGCTGCGGCGGGTCAAGCTGACCCGCCAGACCCAGCTCGACGCCGAGTTCTATGCCCGCGAAGCCCTGCAATGGCTGATCGACGATGGCCATTGCAGCGCGGTCGAGATCATCAGCGAACGTCTCGACGACCAGCGCCTGAACCTGCGCACGACGCTGGTCCTGGCCAACGGTGAACGCCTGGACATCAACCCCGATAACAGTTGGCAGGTGACCTATGCCCTTTGATACCCCTTCGCTGCCGGTGCTGATCAAGCGCACCCAAAGCGACCTGGCCAGCGATGCGCTGCGCCAGTCCGATGCGCAAGTGCTGGCCCGTACCCTCGGTGGCGCCGCCTATGGCCTCTACGGCTATCTGGACTGGATCGCCGATCAGATCCTGCCGGACAAGGCCGACGAGTCGACCCTGGAACGCATCGCCGCGCTGCGTCTGAACCAGCCGCGCAAGGCCGCCCAGGCGGCCAGCGGTTCGGTGAGCTTCACGGCGGCGGCAGGCGCGGTGCTGGACGTCGATACCTTGCTGCAGGCCAGTGACGGCCGCACCTACAAAGTCACCGCCGCCCGTACCACCAGCGCCGGCAGCAACAGCACCACCGTCCAGGCCCTCGACGCCGGCACCCTGGGCAATGCCGAGGCCGGCCTGAACCTGATCCTGGTGCAACCGATCCAGGGCATCGGCAATACCTTCACCGTGCTCGCCCCGGGCCTGAGCGGCGGCGTCGCCGCGGAAAGCCTGGAATCGCTGCGCGCCCGGGTGATCCGCTCCTACCGCATCATCCCCCACGGCGGCTCGGCCCAGGACTATGAGACCTGGGCGCTGGAGTGCCCGGGGATTACTCGGGCGTGGTGCCGTGGCAGCTACCTGGGGCCGGGCACCGTGGGCCTGTTCGTGATGCGCGACGATGATGCGCAACCTATCCCGAATGCCGAGCAACTGGCGGAGGTAAAGGCCTACATCGAACCCTTGCGTCCGGTGACGGCCGAGTTGCATGTGCTGGCGCCGCAGCAGTCGCCCGTGACCTACAGTCTGCGGCTGTCGCCGGACACCAGCGCGGTGCGCGCGGCGGTCGAGGCCCAGTTGCGCGATCTGCACAACCGTGAGGCCGGCCTGGGCGACACCTTGCTGATCAGCCATATCCGCGAGGCCATCAGCAGCGCCGCCGGCGAGAACGATCATCGGCTCAGCGCGCCGGCCGCGGATGTTCCCGCCGCCAGTAACCAGTTGCTGACGTTCGGAGGTTGCGTATGGCTGGAGTAAGAACCGCCGCGCAATACCAGAGCCAGCTGCGCAGCCTGCTGCCCAGCGGCCCGGCCTGGGACCCGGAGCGGGTGCCGGAACTCGAGGAGGTGCTCGAAGGCGTGTCCCAGGAACTGGCCCGCCTCGACGCCCGCGCCGCCGACCTGCTCAACGAAATGGACCCGACCGGTGCCAGCGAACTGGTTCCGGACTGGGAGCGGGTGATGAACCTGCCCGACCCCTGCCTGGGCCCGACCCCGCTGTTCGACGACCGCCGCCTGGCCGTGCGCCGGCGACTGCTGGCCGTCGGCAGCCAGGCGCTCGCCTACTACATCGAGATCGCCCGCAGCCAGGGCTATCCGAACGCCACCATCACCGAGCACGAAGCCCCGCGCATGGGCCGCGCACGTTTTGGTGACGCGCATTTCGGCACCTGGCAGGCGCAATTCATGTGGACGCTCAACACCGGTGGACGACTGCTCCTGGGCCGGCGCTTTGGCGCGAGTTACTGGGGCGAGCGTTTCGGCATGAACCCGGGCTCGGCCCTGGAATGCCAGATCCACCGCAGCGCGCCGGCTCATACGCGGGTGCATATCAATTATGACTAGGGGATAGACCGATGGATTATCCGAAGAGTGTGCCCAGTGCCGGGTTGGTCAATGGCAGGTTCGTCGATGAGAACCCGCTGACCGGCACCCCGGGTTCGCTGATTCCGGCGGACTGGGGCAATGGGGTGACCCAGGAACTGCTGGCCGTGATCACGGCGGCCGACCTGACGCCCAGCGAGGCGAACCTGACGCAGCTGTTGAGCGCGATTCGCAGCATCAGCCGCAAGAGCGCGGGGCTCGGCATTCAGCGCTTCACCGCCAATGGCAGCTTCACCGTGCCGGAGGGCGTGACGAAGATCTGGTTGAGCGGGTGTGCGGGTGGGGGCGGTGGCGGCGCCTGCCCGGGAGGCACGAGTGCGACTGCTTCCGGTGGTGGCGGGGGCGGTGCCGGGCAGCCGGTTATCCGCTTTCCTGTCTCCGTGACGCCGGGACAGGTCATTCCTGTGGTGATCGGGGCAGCTGGGGTGGGTGCCAATGGCGCGGTATTGGCGACCAGTGGGGGAAATACATTGGTCGGTACCGCCGGCTCCCTGCTGTCGCTGTCTGGCGGGAACGGTGGGGCTTCTGGGGTCAATCTTTCTGGTTATGTCCCAGGTCCTCCAGGGGGTAATGGCTTTCCGGCAGGAGGTGATGCTACGGATGTCTCGCCCAATACTGTTGCCGGTATAGGAGGGACAGGGGCCAGTGGACCATTCGGTGCGGGTGGAGGTATCTCAAGGTCGGGTACGTCCTCCGGGGTCCCAGGTAAGCCAGCCTTTGGTTATGGCGCAGGCGGCAGCGGCGCGGGAGGCTATTACCTCGCGGGTACCGGACTTGCCCAGCCTGGGGGCAATGGCGTGCCCGGTTTCATGCTGATCGAGTGGTGAAAACATGAGCAAACAGATTCTTTATTGCGTGACCTCGGGAACAGTCATCGACTGGCAGGACCTCGATCAATTCGCCTATGCCGCGCCTGCGCCGGGCATGAAGGTACTACCGGTCACTGCCGAACAATGGAAGCGCAAAGACGCTCTGCACTATGTGCTGGATGGCGAACTGACCCGGGTCGATGTTCCCCCACCCTCTGCCGCTCACTACTGGGATGGCAGCCAGTGGGCGCTGGACTCCCAGCAGGCCGCGGAGCAAGAGACGGAACAACTGTGCCGGCGAGTGGATGCAGAGGCTGACACCGCCCGGCAGATGATCAGTGGCGATCCGCTCAAGGCTGCGGAGTATGCCCAGGCCGCCAGTGAAGCCCAGGCTTTCAAGGAGGCCGGCTACCCGAAAAAAGCAGTGCCTCTCGCGGTAAGCGCCTGGGTGGTGAAAGGCCGTACCGCCAGGGAAGCGGCCGACCAGATTCTCGCCAAGGCCGCCGAGCTCAGCAGCAAGCTGCTCGCACTTCGTACGCTGCGATTGCAGGCAAAAGAGCGCATCCGGGCTCAGGCCAGTAAGGGCAAGCAGGAGGCTGCGAAAGACGCCTGCGAGGCAGCGATCGAGGCGATTCGCAAGGTTGCCAGCGGCTGAACGGGAACGCCGTGTTGCGTTTCAAGCAGCCGTCCAAGGTCGCCCAGGTGGCCAGCGGTTCGCCGAGCTTCAGTGCTATGGCCTGCTCGCCATAGGTAGCCAGAGCACGGAAATAGCCCGCAGCCGAGCACTTCTGTTATCGGGCTCCATGCGCCTCGCGTGGGACGCTCAATCTTTTCGGTACCTGGAAGGCGCAATTCCCTTGACCCCTCAACGCCGGCGGACGCTGCCACTGGGGCGGCGTTTCGGCTCCAGTGCTCCGGCCCATGGGCTGGCGAACATCAATTATGAATAGAGAATAGAGCAATGGATTATCCAAAGAGCGTGCCCGGTGTCGGGCTGCTGAATGGGAAGTTTGTCGACGAAAACCCGGTGGCAGGTACCCCGGGATCATTGATTCCCGCTACCTGGGGCAATGCGGTTACCCAGGAAATCCTGAACGTCATCAAATCGGCCGGCCTGGTCCCCGACGAGGCATCGACCACTCAGTTGCTGCAGGCGATCCAGAGTTTCGCTGCCCGGGATTTCAAGGACTCGGTGCGTGTTGCCACCACCGGCTCCGTTGCCTTGAGCGGTCTGCAAGCCATCGATGGCGTGCAGCTCACGGTCGCCGATCGTGTACTGGTCAAGGACCAGCCTAATGCGGCGCAGAACGGGCTTTATATCGTTTCGGCCGATTCCTGGTCACGAGCACCGGATGCGGCGCTGGACTATCAGGTGACGTCCAACTTTATTGTCGGGACGGACGAAGGACAGGTTAACAAGTCGCGTATCTGGCAAATGACCACCACGGGGCCGATTACCGTCGGGGCCACGCCTCAGGTTTTCGAACTGATGGCCGGGGCTACCGGTGTAGCTGCCGGGGAGTATCGGAAAGTAGTGGTCAATGCGCGTGGTCAGGTAACTTCGGGCTCGAACCCGACGACCCTGGATGGTTATGCGATTACTGACGCTTACAGCAAAACGGCGGCGAACAATGCCTTCGTCAAGCAGGGCGGGGTCGGCACCCAATTAACCAACTCGGTCTATATCGGCTGGGATGGGCAGAACGTTCTTATCCAGGTCGATGCCACCAACTTCGGCAGCCTGTGGTGTTCGCGAAACTTCGACCCTGCGAAAAAGGCCGATGTTTCCGAGGTGTACAACAAGACGGCGACCAATGGGTTGCTGGACGCCAAGATCAGTTCCGATGCCTGCTCTATTGCCGGTTTTGCCAGCGGCAATTCGGCATCGCCGTATATGCGCAATAAAAACAACAACGAGTATGTGGGGCTGGCCAGGGCTGCGACTACTTTGGGTGGTTATGGCATTACCGACGCATATACCGCGACTCAGGTTAATTCCTTTTTAGGGGAGCGTGTTCTAAGGGATGGGATTACCTATGCCGGTTTTGCAGGTAATGACCCGAACACTCCCTACTTCAGAAGGGCTTCCGATAATGGTGTTTATGCTCTTCAACTTAAGCTCGGCTACACCCCTGTACGCCAGGGCGGGGGGAATGGTCAGACTTCTAATGTGGTAATGCTGGGCTGGTCCGACGGCTCGGGTCTCAAGGCGCAAGTCGATGCTACCGATCTTGGGGCTATCTGGACCGACCATATTGGTAACTGGAAGGCGGTAGCTGCGCAGGCCACGGCCGGCACGGGCGCGGTTGGCTCCTATGCGCTCCTGCTTCTTGGCGGCGGTGGCGGCACCGGGCCTAGCTCTCTCGTGGCGGGTGTGAATTGCAGGTACGCCGCTTCGGATGGCAATGACTGGGGCGGCGCACCTGCTGGCACTTGGCGAATTATGGGTGGGGTCAGAAATACAGACGGCGCGAGCTCCGACTCTACAACTCTATGCTTGAGGGTTTCTTGAGATGATGAAAGTACTAAGTGCTCATACACCTTGCTGGAATGACGTGGCACATACAACGCTTAACCTGTATGTGACATTTGAAGATACCAGGGACTCTCTTGGCGAAATTATATTTACCGCCTCTCCAAATGACCCGGAATCTCATGGTCGGGACTTATTTGATCGTGCAGTTGCTTTGGAATTTGGTGATATCGCCGAGCCGGGGGTTGATGTGATTAAGAGCAATATGCTGCTACAACGTGCCGAACTGACGGCTGTCGCCAACTCCGTGATCGAGAAGTTGCAAGCTGACGTGAATATCCTGCAGGACTCCGTGGAACTTGAGATTGCCACGGATAAGGAAATCGCGGCCTTGGCCACCAAGAAGGTCTCTCTGAGTGCCTGGAAAAAGTACCGGGTGCTGCTGTCGCGAGTACAGGAGCAAGAAGGGTTTCCAACGGTTGTCGAGTGGCCCGAGGCTCCCGGTGAGTGACGTCACCCTAGAGGTTGAGTAATGGATTATCCGAATAGTGTTCCAAGTGTTGGCTTGGTAGATGGCCGATTTATCGATGAAAATGTCATTTCTGGTGTTCCAGGATCACTGATTCCTGCAGCATGGGGCAATGGTGTAACTCAAGAGATACTGGCGGTAGTAAAAAGCGCAGGAATAGCACCGGACGAGAACGATAACGCTCAGTTGCTGAAGGCATTGAAAGTTATTGTTGGTAAAGCAAGCCCGATGCTTTCAGTCGTGAAAAATATTGCAGTTTCCAGATTGCTGGAGTCTGACGAACTGGGTTTGTTACTCGTCAATGGTGCGGTAGATACGGTATCGATAACGCTTCCTCCCAGTAACGCAGGTTTAGGTGTGCGTGACGTTATTGTGCGCCGCGTGGATAACAGCGGTAACCGCTTGGTAGTGCAATGTTCGGGGACCGACAACATCAAGCTCCACACTCATTTGCGTCCTGCTGGTTATCCCTTCCTGGTGCTTATGGGGGCTGGTGACTGGTGGCATTTACGCAGTGATGGGAGCGGTAGTTGGTGGCCGGTCGGACGATTTGATGGTACCGCTCTGGGGCGACCTGTATTTGAAACTACGGTGGTTTTGGCCCCTGGTGGGTATGGTGCCTTGAATGGATCAACCCTGAAACGTACGGAATGGCCCTGGTTGTGGGATCACGCCCAGCAGTCTGGAATGTTACGTCCTGAAAGTGACCGAGCTGGGGCTTGGTCTCCCGGGGATGGGGTTACTACTTTCCGGACACCCGAGGCGCGTGGTGAGTTTCTGCGGGTCTGGTCCGAGGACAATACAGTCGACTCCGGTCGTACTCCAGGTTCATGGCAGGCGGGGTCCCTGGTGCATGGGGATAATGGCATAGGAGACAACATCATATTTGCTACCGACATGCTTAATCAGAGAAAGCAACTGGGCTTCGATATTGGTAATTTTTCTGCATATCCAGGATGTACTGTTAAGTACATCTGGCCGGATGCCTCTACTGTGACAAGACTACCTGATACTGAATTGATGAATCACAGCGGCGTTGCTCGCCCCCGAAACGTTGCTTATCCGGGGCGAATCAAGCTTATTTGAGGTTTTTATGGCTAATTATCTAATCAATCAAGTACAAGCCTTAGTGGGGCCGGTGACGTTTCCATCGGTTCCTGGTCTCGGTGTGCAGTTACCGAGTAACGCGGTGGAGTTGCCTCATGAACTTCCGGAACTTGAAAGTGGTTGCGTATGGGCGTGGATAGATAATGCCCCAGTACAGTTACCTGATCGGCGCGGCGCGATCTACCACATACAAACGGGCACATTGACGCAGTGGACAGAACTTGGGGAGTTACCTGTTGGTTTTACCGACAAGCCTTGGCCGGGTAAGCACTTTATATGGGTAGAGGGTGACTGGAAGCTGGATGAAGAGGCGAAATCTGCTGCTGAGAGTAAAAACGCCCAGGCGGAGCGCGATAGTCGTTTACGTGAAGCGTCGTTACGCATAGCCCCACTTCAATACGCCCTTGAACTGGGAGAAGCCTCATCCGAGGAACAATCTGCCTTACTGGAGTGGAAGCGCTATTGCGTTGCCTTGAACCGTATCGAGCAGCAGCCGGGTTATCCGCTTGAAATTGAGTGGCCAGTGCTAACTCTGGATGCCCCCCGTGGCCGCTTGAATGCCTTGCGATCTTTCTTCCGTGCCAAATGAACCCAAGTCAGGGAGACACGAATGTCTGTGACCGAGGGACAACTCCTCAAGATCATGCCCAACGCCCGCTCCCAAGCGGGCGTTTTTGTTTCTGCGCTTAACACCGCCATGCTGAACCGCCATATCAACACGCCCAAGCGCATGGCCGCCTTCCTCGCGCAGGTCGGTCATGAGTCGGGGCAGTTGCGTTATGTGCGGGAGCTGGGCAATGACCAGTACCTGAGCAAATACGACACCGGCAGCCTGGCGGCCCGTCTGGGCAATACCCCGGAGGCCGATGGCGACGGCCAGAAGTACCGTGGTCGTGGCCTGATCCAGGTCACCGGTCGTAACAATTACCGGCAATGCAGCCTCGGACTGTTCGGTGACGAGCGTTTGCTGGCGTTGCCCGAATTGTTGGAACAGCCGCAGTGGGCCGCCGAGTCGGCCGCCTGGTTCTGGCAGCAGAACGGTCTTAACGAACTGGCCGACCGCGACCAGTTCAACAGCATCACCCGGCGTATCAACGGCGGCCTGAACGGGCTGGAGGATCGTCTGCAACTCTGGGCGCGGGCGCGGGAGGTGTTATGCCAGCCTTCGGCCTGATGCCTCTGTCTTCCCGGGCAATGGCTGTCGTCGTGCTGCTGGCCGTGGTGGCTGGCGTCGCGGGGACGCTGGCCTGGCAGGTTCAGGAGTGGCGTTTTGGCCGGCAACTGGCGGAGCAGGCCAGGCTGCACGGCGAAGCGCTGAATCAGTTGAACCTGGCGGCCGCTGCCCGGCAGCGGGACGAGCAGGATAAACGCCTGGCCTTGGAGCAACAGCTGCAAGCCAGCGACCAAACCCATTACCGAGCCTTGAGCGATGCCCAACGTGATCAAGGTCGCCTGCGCGACCGTCTTGCCACTGCTGATCTGCGCCTGTCAGTCCTCCTCGACGCCCATGACCGCGCCGCCGGCTGCACTGTGCCTGCCACCCCCGCCGCCGCCGGCCTGGTTCATGGAGCCCCGCGAGCCCGACTTGACCCGGCGCATGCTCAACGAATTATCGGCATCACCGATGCCGGCGACCAGGGACTGATCGCCCTGCAGGCGTGCCAGGCCTACGTCAGGGCGTTGAACCGCTAA